TCAGCCTGGGCAAAGGACGGAGCCATCTGTGCTGTCTGTATTTGACGGCCACGCTCTGCACCGTAAGCCCCGCCGTACAGGTTCTGCGCCAGGTCGCCCAGGCCCGTCGCGAGCTCGCCCTGGGCCCGGCCCATCGCAGCTGTCTGCGCGTTCTGCCCAGCGTCTTGCTGGGTGCGACCCATCGCGAATCGCGTGTTCAGCGTCGGCATCACCGACTGCTGGAAGTTGCGTGTCATCCCTCGAGCACCCGCGTCGTACATCCCCGCCAACCAGGGATTGCTTTCCGGCGAGAGGTAGTCCCCGGCAAGCGTCGATCTCATCTGGTCTTGGGCGCCTTCCATCAACGGCGAACCACGTGTTGCCCGCTGCTGCTGCGCCCGCAGGCCCATCAGTTGAGCGGGATCAAAGCCTGCAACACGGCCGGGACCATACTGGTACGGATCACCCTGAGAAAGAGCCTTCCCCTGCGCGTAGATATCCTTCAGGTATGGCTGCTGCGCTACCCACGGCTGGCTCTTTTGCGTTGAACTAGACGATCCGCCGGATCCCATTACCCGCTCCTAACCGACAATCACCAGGGAGAACTTCTCACCCCCAGCGGCCGATCCATGCGTTATCTCTACTTGACCCGCTACACTGGTCGCGAAAACATCAGTTGTTCTCGCCAGCACTGCGGCCGAAGCGTTCTGCGGAAAGAGTAGCGCCGAACCGTCAGACCTTGCTGGCGAAAACGGCACAATCGTCTTCGACTCACCGGCATCCAAAGTCACCACAAACGTGTTGTTCGTCTTCCCGTTCAGGATCCCGTTGACCGCCTGCGCGATCTTTCTGGAGTGCTCCGCAGACTCGTGCCAGAACTCCGGGGGAGACTCAGTGCGCGCGTTCGGCTCGTAGCTCATCTCGCCGCACTCCGCTGGAAGTTCACATCAAGCCCCACAGCATTCGTGAACCCACCATCCAAATTCACGCGAAAAGCGTGGTACCGGCCGTCGCTTCGCATCGAGCAACTGCCATTGCCGTCTACCGGACGTGGGGGACCAAAATTCGTTGCGGCAGTGGACCGGGATATTCCCGCCACCTGGATCGTCGGGTCTACCGATTCCACCAAGGGACGAGCGGAGGAGATCATCGAGCGGTAGCCCGGTGTCATCTCCCGCCGCCCTGTCTCCAGCACGGCATCAAGATTCGTCCCCGTGAAATCCGAGAGCCTGTAGGAAGAGTCATAGGCGCCCAGGCCGCGGACCCCGTAGCCCGCCAGCCTGGAATCCAGCGACAAGAGGCCCGCCGTGTCGACTGCATCAGGGTCAGCCGTCGTACCTGCTGAATCCAGCGTTACGCCCGCCCCGATCGCCTCGACCAGGAGCTCCATCTCCAACTCGCCGTGCGACCAGCGATTCAATCCCCAGTCGTAAATCAGCAACTTGTTGGGACGGCCCGCTGTGTTCCCCGCCCCTGGGTAGGACACCCAGATACGCTGGTTGTCGGCGTCGGCTACCGCCGATACCCGGTCCAAGTAGGCGCTGTCCAGATCTGCCAGAAAGGTCTTGTTTACCCGATCCCGCCCGATAGGCTGGGAGACTGAGTAGTCGAAAAGGTAGAAGCCGTCCTCAGAGAGGTAGAAAACCTGGCGACCGAACGGTACGGCCAGACCGGGAATCAGCAGGCCACGCAACGGGTCCACCTTGTTCAGCTGGAAGACCACGTCGCCACCGCGGTAGTCCGCACGCCAAATCGCTCGCTCTTGGAAGATCGCCCCAACCTCGGAGCCCGTCGCCACGGCCTGGACCGCCCCGCCATCACCCTCGAGGACTTGCCGATCGCTCTGCACCGCCACTGCGGAATTGCTCCCAAGCGTCGGCCAATTGAACGGGTCAGCGATGGCAGACCAGTGGATCGCATTCTCCGCCAAGCCGTTCACAGCGTCGAAGGTGTTACCGAGCATGAGGAACGAGCCCACCACGCCAGCGTGCGCTGCGCGTGGGGCCGAACTCGTGGCGTTCCCAAGCTGCGCGAACTCAGTGCTCGTGCCCAGCGTGTAATACTGCGAGTCATCATTTGGGTTAACGGCGATGGTCACGTTCCCGAAAGAGACGAACTCCCAGCGCGTGGCCTCAGTCGCGTTGTACCCACCACCCGTTGTCCGCGAGGCGTCGAATGTCGCGCCGAACATCCGATAGAGCTTCGTATCTGTCCCGGCGAAGTTGTACGGGTTCCCTGCCGGGTCCACCACAGCGATCCCACCGCGAGGACGCCCAGACAAGGCCGTGAAGGCGCTGATGTTCGACAGCCCGCTGATACCACTGTAGCCAGCAGAATCCGTCACTGTGTTCTTCGCCGTGGTCAAGCCGGCGTTGGCAATAGCCGGAAGATCGGGAAGGTACTCGCCAAAAGCCAGGCGCTGCATTTGCTTGGGCATTAGCGCACCTCGATATCCGGCTGCATCCGCAGAGGACCGTGACCACTGCGAGCACGCCACTCCTGTTGGCGTGCGCCCTCCTTCGCGCGGTCAAAGAGCTGCCCCCAAACGAGGGTCCGCTCATCTGCCCCGAGGTAAGGCGCTGAGTGCATCAGAGACCCGTATAGGAGCGCGTCCGAATACTCGCGCAAAAGGATGTTCGTCTGATTGTCAGGCCCCAGGTGCTGGGTGCCGCTCTTGTAGAACAGAGTGTATCCCTGTGCGCCGGGCTTCGGACCGATGTAGACCCGGTTGTTGTGGAACGCGCCGACGCGCGGGTAGGCGCTATCCCCAGCCTGCGTCTCCGATGCCTTCTGGAGACTCGCCACAATGTCGAACGAAGACACGGTGACCGAAGGCAACGTATCGCTGTCCCAGCGCAGAAAGAAACCTTCCGCATAGTCCGCTGGAAGGTCGATGTATTCCTGGCCAGCGATTGCCGTGCCTGTGGCAACCGCGTCGTTTAGCCTCAACGGAAGGTCGCGCTGGAGCTCGCACTCGCAGAGCCAAATGAAATCGGGGATCACACCAACGAGATCATCTCGTGCCAGCCAGTCAGAGACACCCTGCACAAGGTTGTCGTAGTCCTGAAATGCCGACACCGCCTAGCCCCCTGGAGTGCTTGCGCTGAAATACTCCCGATTTGGCCGCTTGGAGATCCGGCCGGGGGCCGTGCGGAACTTGATCCAGTTCGGATCGTCCAGCTTCGCGGCGATCTTCGGCCAATCGTTCCGGTCGAAGATACTGATACCATCCTCGCGCATCAGTCGATGCACTTCCACGAGGGGGATACTCGCCACCTTCCGCATATCGCGGCTTGGCGTGTACCCATCGTGACCCGAAGTGTAGTCCGCAGCATTCGCCGCAAGGACCGGAGCCACGTTCTGGGCCGTCTCGATTACAACGTCCCCCGTGGAACGGTCCTCGTGGAACACCGTAACCGGACCATCCTTCGCGATCTCGTTCAGGACGGCGCGGTTGGGCTTGCGGCCATAGGCCCCCCTTCCGCGAACAACCCCGAGACGCGATACCAGGTCGCGGTAGCGGACCCCGAGATCAGCCACCAGCAACGATCCCAGCGAGCGGAGTCATCGTGTAAACCGCATCCCCGTCACCGGCACGAATCACCTTGTAGTGGGTGTTCCCTGCCACGTTGACGATCATATCTCCGTGATATGACCCGATACCGATACCGTTCGACACCGTGGCTGCTGCCACACTACTTGAGGGCCCAAAAATGAACACTGCCCCTGCTGACTCGCTGACAAGCGCGATGTGAACCCACTTCGGGTTCGCACCGTTCGACAGGGGAGGGATGGCAATCGCCGAAGAAGATGACGACGTAGCAGTCCCACCAACCGAAGTCCCACCAGGCTGAATAACCATGTCGGACCCCTATCGACGGATGATCAAAGTGCAGTCAACGATTCCGGTTTCCGGCTCGTCTTTCGACACAAGCTGAACAGCATCATGGTCAGCGATGTAAAGCTCCGAATCAGCAAGTGCGATCCCGCCCGTGTTGATTGCGGTTGCCGCGAAATCCACGTCTGCGGTAGACGCAGACCCGTTCACTTTCACATCGCAAGAACCGGCCACGTCGATGGCCTCGGTGGTGTTGAACGAAACACCGACCACCCGCCCGCCGTCCGGGCAGGTAACAATGTCCGACGTGTCGCCACTTCCGCCTAGATCCACGTTGCCGATCGGAATGAAATAGTCATTCAGTGTTCGCATGGTCCCCTCCCGCGCTCCGCGGATGCCT